TGGCAGACGGTCAGCAAGAAGGTGGCCCTGGATCTGTTTCGCCGGTTCGTAATGGGAACGCCGGTGGATACCGGCCGGGCACGCGGGAACTGGCAGTGTACGATCGGCAGCCCGGCCACCGGAACGATCGACCGAAAGGATCCGTCCGGGCAGGCTGTGATGGCCGAGGTGACCAAAGAGGTCGGAAGCTGGAACGTGGATCAGGTGGCGATCTACCTGACGAACAACGTGGCCTATATCGAGGCTCTCGAGAACGGCCACTCCGGCCAAGCTCCGCGGGGCTGGGTGAAGATCGCCTTGCGGAATTACCCGGGGATCGTTGAGAAAGCCGCAGGGGGCGTGTCGTGAAAGAGATCCGCCAGGCACTCCGCCAACACCTCCTAACGGTCGTTAGCGCTTCGGAGGTCCAGTGGGAGAACCAGGACTTCTCGCCGACGACCGCAGCGACCTGGTACCGTGAGACGCTATTGCCGGCTGAGCCCTCCAGGGCTGGGGTTGGCGCCGGATCTGCGGGCCGCTATGTGGGCCTCTACCAGGTCGATGTGTTCACCCCTGCCGAAGGAGGAGCGTATCCGGCGGATGACGAGGCCGATGCGCTGATCGCAGCGTTCGGATGGGGGACGACCCTCGCCTATGGCGGTGTAACCGTCCGGGTGGAGAAGACGTACAAGGAACCGGGCCGGCAAGAGCCGGACTGGTATCACACGCCCGTCATAATAGAGTGGCGAGCGGATTTGTAAGGAGTAAGATATGAGCGCAGCAGGAAGTCAGAGATCGCTCAGGTACATACTGGAGAGTTCGTTCGGGACCACCCCGAGCACTCCTACGCTCGAGACAATCCGGAACACCGGTGGCAGCGGAGTCGGGCTCGATCGCAGTCAGCTGCAGAGCAACGAGTTTCGCAGCGACCGAAATGTTTCGAACCTCAGACTAGGAAACAAGACCCCGAACCTCGAGATCCCCATCGAGCTGTCCTACGAGAGCTTCGAGGATCTCATCGCCTCTGCTCTGTTCGGGGAATGGCAGGACACCGACTCGGACACGAACCCCGATACGGTAAAAAACGGCACCACGCAGAAGTCGCTGACCATAGAGGAGGCCTTCGAGGATATCTCGGTATTCCAGGTCGCCCGGGGGATGATCGTCAACTCTATGAGCCTCAACATTCAGCCCGATCAGATCATCACGGGCAGCTTCGGCTTCGCCGGGAAGGCCGTCGATGCGCCTGCGACTACTACCATCGCCTCCTCGGTCAACGCGCCGAACACGAATCCGCCGTTCGACTCCTATACGGGTTCCATCAACGAGGGTGGCTCTCAGATCGCAGTGGTCAGCGGACTCAGCCTCTCGCTCAACAACGGGCTCGACCCGAAGTTTCCGCTGTTCCAGAACGAGGCGCATCACATCGGCGCCGGTCGGTGCAACGTTACCGCTGAGTTGAGCGCGTATTTTACTGATAAGGCTCTCCTCGAGAAGTTCGTTAACGAAACCGAGAGCACGCTTGAGGTAGTTCTTACTGATCCAAACGGCAACAGCTACACGATCACCCTGCCCCGGATCAAGTTCACCGGTGAGTCGAAGAACATCACCGAGAACGACATCGTGCAGACTCTGCCGATCCAGGCGCTGTACGACGAGACCGAGGCATGCGCAATCAAGATTCACAAGACCGTATAAGGAGAGTACATGGACCTGAAGCAGCTTGATACAAAACAGCGCTCCAATGAGGGCGTGATGATGGACATCGTCTACCCCGGAAGCGGAGAGGCAACCGGGGTGCGGATCCGTGTGGCCGGAATCGACAGTGACCGTTTCAACGAGTTCGCCCGCCAGCGAAGCAAGCAGGCGGTTCAGCACGCGGCGAGTGGAGGTAAAAAGGAAGAGGATAGCGAGGACTACGCAGTCGATCTTCTTGCCGCCTGTACGATCGACTGGGAGGGTGTTGAGTACGATGGCCAGGAGCTCGAGTGCACCCGCGAGAACGCGAAGTGGGTCTATACCGAGTTCCCCGCGATCCGGCGCCAGGTGAACCGATTTATCATGCAGGAGCGCAATTTTTTGTCACTCTCGCCCGAGGCTTAGCTGACGCCGCCCGGGCGAGAATGAAGCTCGAGTATCCGCAGAAGAACGGAACGTCACTGCGGGAGCATCTCGAGCAGGTCGAGCGGCAGACCGGGCACCGGGATCCGCTGCTCGACAGTGTGCAGGTCCCCGAGGGGGGAGAGTGGATATGGACGGTCTATTGGCGGCTGCGGAAAGAGGAGGCGATCAGCTACCAGGACATCGACGCCTTCTGCCGAGTCACCGGAGAGAAGCTCGCCACCTGGGAGGTGGAGGCGCTGTTCGCCATGGACCAAGCCGTCACCGGTTATATAGGGGAGATGACGCGGAATGCCTGATATAGCACGTCTCGGCATCAAGATCGAATCCGACCAGGCGAAGGTCGCCACTGACCGCCTGGATAAGCTCGCCCGAAGTGGGAACAAGGCCGAACGGGCCACCGATGGCCTCGGCCGAGGTGCGGCGAACGCCAATCGCGGATTCTCCTCCCTGCAAGGCTCTATGGCAGGGGCAATCGCGAAAGTCGGCGGAATTACCGCCCTCGCCGCCGGCGCCGGATTGCTCGCAAAGAACAGCTTGCAGGCCGCCGCAGAAATGGAGCGGATGCGCGTCGAGTTCGGCGTGTTCATGCAGGACGCCGAGGCCGGAAGCGACATGTTCGATCAGATCCAGGAGTTCGCCGCCTCCACTCCCCTGGCGATCAAGCAACTCTCCGGAGTCGCCCGGCAGCTGATGAGCTTCGGAACGGAAGCGGACGAAGTGCTGGAGCAGATGCAGATGCTCGGTGACGCAGCCCTCGGCGATGCGCAGAAGATGCAGACCCTCGCCCGGGCGTTCGGCCGCGTACAGGCCCGCGGTCGGGCCACGATGGAAGAGATCAACATGGCGATGGAGGCGGGCCTGCCGATCATCGCTGAGCTCGCTGAGAACCTGGACGTGACGAAGGACAAGATCTTCGAGATGGTCTCCGCCGGAGAGGTCTCTTTCGAGGACCTTGAGGAAGCGCTCACGGACATGACCAGCGAGGGTGGGCAGTTCAACGACGGCATGGAGAAGCTTGCCGAGACATTCCAGGGCCGTCTTTCCACAGCAATGGACAACGTGAAGATCCTCGGCGGGACCATGTTCGAGCCGGCCCTCGAGGGAGCGAAGGACTTCCTCGGCTGGGTTGCCGATGCCACCTCCGGGCTCACGGAATTTATTGAGGAGCAGCGCCGGCTTCGTGATATTCGCAGCGGTGAGGTGCAGGGCGTCCAGATCACTCAAGAGGAATACGAGGCCGCCAAGGCAGAAATCGAGAGCTTCCAGAGCGACATCCAGCGCTATGAGAGAGCCATTGGCCGCTTGAACACGAAGATGAAGTACACGCAAGACGATGCAATGCGGGAGATCTTGCGTGGACGAAGAGATCAGCAAATTGAGTATCTCACTCTCCTGGAGAATCAACTGATCGATGAGAAGGCGATCATCAAGGCCTACGAGCAGCAGCGGGAGGAAAAGGAAGCCACCGCAGAGGCAGCTGAGGAAGCGGCGAATAAAAGCAAGCCACCCTGGTGGGCTGAATACGAGTTCGGCGTCCTCAAGGGCGAGAGTGGCGTTGAGGAGAAGATCCGCGAGCGGTTCCAGTCGATCGACGAGACCGCCCGTGCATTCGCCGAAGCCGGCTGGGACTACAACGCGGCCGAAGAGAAATCGAATGTCGTCAAGGAGGTCATCTCCAACTTGCTCTCGCTGGATCCAGACGAGGCCGGGGGGCGCTTCTTTGCCGACGACAATACGATCAAGAACCTTTTGAAGTTGCTCGATGGGCTGAGCAGGGCAGATGTAGACAAGGGCACAGGTGGGATTTTCTCTTCACGAGACTCAGAAAAGATCGACGACTACCTCTCCAGCTTGAGAGAGGAAGCCCGGACCCTATCAGCTGATCTCGCTCCCGCTCAAGAGAAGTACAACAGAGAGCTGCAGGACCTCGAGCAGCTCAAGCCGTGGTTGAGCACCGAGCAATACGCGGCAGCTCTCGAGCAGCTCAAGGAGAAATACCCGGAAGCACAGTCGATGCTCTGGAATCTCAACGACGCCTTCACAACCATCGGCGAGGGGGTGAGAGATGCAGCCCTGCAGTCCTACGTGGATACCCTCACCGAGATCGGATCCTCCCTGGTGAGCGCATCCGAGGGGGCCATGAGCTTCGGCGATGCAATGCTGTCGGTTACCAACGATATTCTGCAAGTACTCCCTCAGCTGTTGCTATCCGCCGGGCTTCAACTGATCACCGTCGGCCAATGGGTGCCCGGTCTCGCTCTCGTGGGCGCCTCCGGACTACTTGCTCTCGGGGCCGGAGCGGCCAGCTACTACGAGAGCCAGAACACAAGCGCCAGCGCCAACGGCAACGTGTTCTCCGGTGGCGAGGTCGTACCCTATTCAAGTGGAGGAATAGTCACTCGCCCGAAGCTGTTCCCGATGGCCCGCGGTGGCGTCGGTCTCATGGGTGAGGCGGGACCGGAGGCAATCCTTCCCCTCTCCCGCGGTCCAAATGGAAAGCTCGGGGTACAGTCATCCGGGGCCGGGGTGACGGTCAATGTGATCAACGCCAGCGGCCAGCCTGCGGAGCAGAGAGAACGCCGCGGCCCGAATGGAGAGCGGCAGATTGAGATACTCGTAGGCAACGCTATACGCAAGAAGATCGCGAACGGAGACCTCGATGATGTGATGTCGAGCTCCTTCGGCGTACAGAGAAAGGGGTGGGGATCATGAGCACGCCAGTATGGCCGAGCAGTCTACCCCAGAAGGTAGAGCAGGAAGGATACCAGGAGAAGCCCCGTAACCAGGTGATCCGTTCGAAGATGGACACGGGCCCGGTGAAGGTACGGCGCCGGTTCACCACGCCGATTACCGACTTCCAGGTGGTCCAGTACATGAGCAAGGCGCAATACGCCGACCTCGATACGTTCTACCACTCCACCCTTGCCGGGGGTGCCCTCAAGTTCGAGTGGGTTCACCCTCGCACAGGCACCACTATGAACTTCCGGTTTCTTGAACCCCCTCCACCTGCACCGACCGACGGAGAGGATGTGAAGGTGACGATGAAGCTCGAGGAGGTACCATGAGCCGCAATATGAGTCTGACCGCCCGGGAGGCGATGTACAGCCAGGAGACCGGTGAGGTATTCCTGGAGCTCCTCGAAATCAGCCATGCAGATCTGAGCTCCCCGATCCGGGTGGTAAACAACACGGTGGATATCACTCACAACAGCAACACCTACAGTGCGTTCCCGTTCAAGATCCAGCCTCCCGGGGAGAAGCAGTCGGAGATCACCCGAGCCTCGCTGACGATCGATGCAGTGGACCGGACGGTGATCCAGGCTATCCGTTCGATCAGCACCCCCGCGACAGTCACCTATAAGGTGATACTCGCCTCTGCACCGGATACGGTAGAAGCCGGGCCCTTCGTGTTCTCACTGAAGAACACCCAGTATACCGCCTACCAGGTCTCCGGTGAGCTGGTGTACGAAGATCGACTGTTCATGCGGGTGCCGTACCTCAAATTCTCGCCACGACTATTTCCGGGGTTATTCTGATGCACGAGTGGATTGAGCAGTACATCGGCATTCCGTTCCTCGATCACGGCCGGTACCCCGAGGAGGGCCTGGACTGCTGGGGGCTGGTGATGACAGTGCAGGAGAGGCACTATGGCCGCCGGCTCCCCTCCCTCACCGGCGGATACCGGGATGCCGACGACAGATCGAGCGTGTCCTACCTGGTCGATGTTACCCGCCCCTTTATTGGTGCTCGGTCTGTTCCTGAGCCCGTCGACGGAGATATTGCGCTCATCCGTTTTTCCGGCCACCCGGTTCACACTGGGGTCTATGTGGGAGGTGGAATGGTTCTGCACGCCCGCAGAGCACTCGGAGTTGTCTGTGAGCGTGTGGACGGTCCGCATCTCCGGGGGAAGATAGAGGGGTACTACCGTGTCGTGTAAGGTCCTCGCCAATCCGAACCCCTTCACAACCGACCGCATCGAGCGTGAGGTTGAGCCGAAGTCGATCGATGCAATCATCAGAGAGGTACTCCCCGGAGTACCCCCCGAATACGTTCGGGTGCTGATCGACGATGAACCGATCCCCCGCGAACGCTTTCATGTGATCCCCCCGGACGGCGAGATGGTACTCCTGCGGGTTGTACCGAGCGGTGACTCCGGGGAGCAGACCGGGGGGAAGGTCGCCGGGTGGTCATTCCTCGCATTCGCTGCGGGCGTAGTTCTGGGAGCTACCCCGCTGGGCTGGGGCCTGATGATCCTCGGTGGCGCCGGAATGGTCGGCGGGATGGCAGTCGCCGGCTACAGCTACCTCGCGGGGCTGCTCGACACCTCAGCAGCTGACTTTGAGCAGGATGAGCCGGCGCCGCAGATCCGCGGCTCCCGGAACCGGGCCGCCCCCTGGCGATCGATTCCTCTGGTGCTGGGGAAGCACCTGGTCACCCCGTACTTCGCCGCGCCTCCCTATGTGACGATCGATGGCAGCGATCAGTATCTTCACCAGGCATTCGTGCTCGGCTTCGCACCCATGACGATCACCGACGTGAAGATCGGCGACACCCCGATCGGCTCTTTCAGCGATGTAGACTACGAGATCCCCTCCGGGAGCACCCCGTTATCTCTGTACACCAACAATGTCGATCACCAGAGCGTGTCGATCGGCCTCGAGCAGGGAACGGCCGTCGAGCGGACTACCCGCTCGGGCACGGAGAGGATCGTAGTCATGCTGACCGCCCCCCGGGGACTCGTGCAGTTCAGCGACGACGGGAGTAAGTCCAGCGTCAGCGTAAATGTCGAGATCTACATCCGCCCGAGCGGCGGTACGTATGCGCTCGAGCAGACGGTCACACTCACTGGCAAGAGCTCGGAGACGATCCGCCGGGCCGTGACCTGTGATAAGGCTGCCGGTACCTATGATGTAAAGGTAGTGCGCACCACTGCCAACAACAGCAGCACGCAGGTTGTCGACACCGTCTACTACGATGCCTACCAGTCGATTATCTTTGAGGACCCGATTGACTCGAGCGTGCGAGATAAACTCGTGCGCGTGGGCCTGCGGATCCGCGCCACAGACCAGATCAATGGCATCGTCGACCAATTCAACGTGGTCGCAGAGAGCCACGCGCCGGTCTGGGATGGGACGAACAGCGGGGCCTCCGCCTGGTCCTACGGGCCCACGAGTAACCCCGCCAGTCTCATGCTCCTGGTTCTGCAGGGGGGCGCAAACAATCGGCCAGTGGCGGATGCAAACATCGACTGGCCGTCGTTCGAGGAGTTTCACGGCTGGTGCGACAGCCAGGGATACACCTACAACGGCGTGATCGACGGTGGGCGGCCGCTGCGCGATATTCTCAAGCAGATCGCCGCCGCCGGCCACGGTTATTTCGGCCTGCGTGATGGCAAGTACACGGTCATTTACGACCACCCCCAGAGCACCCCCGTACAGCACTTCTCCCCGCGCAACAGCTGGGATTTCTCCGCGAGTAAGGAATTCCCCGACCGTCCGCACGCGCTGCGGGTGCAGTTCATAGACGCCACCCTCGGCTGGCAGGAGAGCGAGCGGTTTGTCTACGATGATGGCTACGACGAGACCACTGCCACGAAGTTCGAGGAGACGAAGTTCCCGGGTATCACTGATCCTGATCTCGCCTGGAAACACGGCCGCTACGCACTCGCAACCGGGCGGCTGCGTCCGGAGAAGTACACGCTGAAAGCCGACATCGAGCACATCATCTGCACTGCAGGCGACCTCGTCCGGGTGACGCATGATGTGCCGCTATGGGGCCTGGCTGTTGGAAGGATTACCTCCCTCACCACCGACGGCAGCGGGAATGTGACCGATATCACGATCGATGAGACGGTCACGATGGAGACCGGCAAGAGCTACGGGATCCGCATTCGCAAGAGTGACGGCACCTCGATCACTGCCGATGTTTCGACTGTCGTCGGCGATACCAATACGCTGTCGATCGAGACGTGGACCAGTGGGAACTCCCCGGAGGTCGAAGATCTGCTCATGTTCGGCGAGCGTGATGCCGAGAGCGTCGAGCTACGACTCATTGGCATTGAGCCCCACGAGGATTTGACCGCTACGCTCATCCTCCAGGACGCAGCCCCGGATATTTACCAAGCTGAAAGCGGTACGATCCCCGCCTATGACCCGCAGATTACCGACCCGACGACAGAGGCGACCGCCCCCCTGGCGCCGACGATCGAGAATGTCCGCTCGGACGGGACGGTGCTCGTGCGCCAGTCGGATGGCTCCTGGCAAAACCGGATCCTGATCACTCTCTCCTGGGGATTCGGAGAAAAGCCGGCGGTTCAGTTCGAATGTCGATATCGGCTCAGTAGCACAGATGAGCCCTGGAAGTACATCCTTGAGGATGTGGATCTCGGGTATATCTCGATCACTCCGGCAGAGGCCGGCAACTCCTACGATATCAACGTACGGGGTGTTGCTGATGACGGGTCTACATCCTCCTGGGTGGCTACCACTCACACAGTAGTCGGGAAGGAGGCTCCGCCCTCTCAGGTCCCATCGGTGACCGCCACCGTCCGCACCGGCGGAATCGAGATCACCTGGCAGGCCATTCCCGATCTCGACCTCGCACGGTACGAAGTGCGGGTAGGATCTGATTGGGCGAGCGGGTCCGTACTGTTCTCGGGGAATGCACTGAACTTCCTCTGGGATATGCAAGCGACCGGGACCTATCAGATCCGAGTGAAAGCCGTCGATACCTCGGGCAACTACAGCACCACGGAGGCACTCTTTACTCTTGATATCCTCGAGCCCGGGAAGGTGCAGAACCTTGGTGGCCAGCTCATAGATAACAATTTACGGATTTACTGGGAGGAGCCGGCAACCGGAAGTCTCCCGATCGTAGAGTACAAGGTATATAAGGGGGATACTTTCTCCTCTTCCACCCTGATCGGCCGGCTCAGCGCCACCTGGTACACGATTAGCGAGGACACCTACAAGAACATCACCTATTACGTAGTGGCCGTCGATGCGGCCGGGAACGAAGGCCCAGAGGAGTACATCACTATCGACCAGGCGAAGGCACTGGTGGTATCTGATAGCGCCGGTACGCCGGTCGTTGGATCCCGCCGAGCTTCCTATAAAGCGGGAGGGATACTCCTCGAGGAGTGGAACGGCGCCCAGTGGATTGAACGGCTCAATATCGACATCTCCTCTGGAATAAAGACACACACTCTCCGGGGAAACAATCAACTCCTCCTCTACTCCGGCGCCTACAAAGACGTCCTCTCTGCCGGCTACGCCACCGGCCGGGCTGTGCCTTTCGGGGGGGAAGCATTCGCATTCGAGGAGAGCACAGACAACCTGCAGGGCGTAGATTCTTGGGACACCAAGACCGGCCTGGACTACACCACGATCTGCCGCTACGGTGAGCACGCAATCACTGGCGACGGATCGGCAGGTGCACAGCTGGCCCGCTCTGGGTGGCTTACGCTTGGCGATGCGTGGACGGTAGAGTGGTGGCTGCGCATGGCCAGCGAATCGATTACCGAGTGGGAACAGATCGCCGAGATCATGGCCGGGGATACCGGAGTACGTCTTGGAGTACTGCGCCTTGAGCGGATCTACGCTGAGGACACCTACTGCGACGACTACTACGAGCGCACGATCACCAACTACACCGGTACGATGCAACTTTCGATGTACTCCACCGGAAAGTGGCAGCACGAGGAGCTGCCGATCAATACGCTTGCCTGGAGCTTTCTTGGCCTCTCTTTCGATGGTGCCTCTCTTTACATCGTCTATGATGATCAGGTCTATAACCTCGGCAATGGTCTTCCGAACATATCCGCTCCAGTGCAATTCGACTTCTCAAGTGCGCTCGGGACGATCATCGACATGCTCATGGTGCTACCGGGAACAGCGCTCTCTACATCCACGCTACAGGACCACGCGGTTGATGAAACAGGATATGGGGCAGTCTCCACAGCCAACAAGATGGTGATATTCCCGAAAAGTGGATTGCTTGTCGGTGGGGATGTGGAAATAGATAATTCGCTTGACGTCCAAGGAAAAACTACTCTTCGTAGTGGATTACATGTAACGCATCAACTCCACGGCACCTATGATGATCACGATATTTACAATGCACTTTCGCCGCACCTTCCTAATGTCGGGGACAAAATGATGGTGTGGGGTAGTGTGGCCAAAGAGCCAAGTAGCTTGTGGTCTTCTTTGAGGGTGATCAGCTTGGCAGAGAGAGCATCGAGTGACATTATCACCCTGTATTATGCAGAACTGCGCGCATACAGTCCCGGAGAAACATCATATGACAATCAGGGATATGCAACTACATGGAGTATAGATAATTATACTTCTCCAAACACTTGGGAAGTATCACTATCATGGTAGGAGGACACAATGGGATACGATAAATCAGGACTGAAAACCCCGCAGGACTACGGAGACGGATGGGGAACGAATCTCGGGCGCAAGCTCACTGCGCAGGAAGTGCACGAGAATTTCAAATGGGCGGCGCTGTTCGGAGTAGCGCAGAACACGCAATTCTACAAGCGCAGCAGCCGCCCCCTGGCAAAGAGCAACACGGCACGGACGACCATCGTCATGCAGATTCTCTACGTCGAGATCAACGGAGAGGGCTATTATTTCTCCGGTGGAGACTTCGACCTTGACACCACAGGCGCGTGGGACGACACGCAGTACCAGACCCCTGGAAATCGCGCAGGGAAGGACTTCTATATCTACGCCGGGGTGCCGTCGAGTGGGTACGCGGCGGATATCGTTCTCAGCGCTAATGCAACGGTGCCATCCGGCTATACCGCAGACACGAGCCGAAAAATCGGCGGCTTCCATTGCCTGTGCGCCGACATCGGCACCTCCACGTATGGCTACGTCAACAGCACCGACGATATTGCTCTGGTGGATATGGCTTATGAGTCACACTCGATCAGCGGCACGCAGCATTGGCTAGAGGGATACGCGCAGGGTGATGTGCTGCCCTTCTCCCTCTGGGACTTGCTCCATCGCCCGGTGAGCAGCCCCGAGGGAATGGTCTACGACCCCGGCTCAGACGTGTGGGTAGATATCTACCTGGCAAGCGCGAGCAGCGGCAACCTCAAGAGTATCTATAACGCCACGACCGCAGACGGCGGGAATGGCTGGCACCAGTATCGCCTTCAGCAGATGTTCGCTCGTGCGCGGAAGCTGCTACCCCGGCAGGACGAGTTTGTCAGCTTTTCGCTCGGATCTCCGCAGGGGGTAAATATTTCCGGCAGTGCAGATTCGGGCACCACGGGAGGACACAGCGCCACCGATGGAAAGCGCATTGTCTCCCTTATAGGAGTAGAGGATGCTACCGGCGTGCTCTGGCAGTGGGGTCGAGAGGCGGGAGCAACCAACGATGTGGGATCAAGCTGGGCCAACGCCTACGATGGCAATGACTCCAACGTGGCAGGCCAGCACTATGAGGCTCCTAACCGCGCTCGCTTCGGCGGCGATTGGGTCGGCGGGTCGAAGTGCGGCTCGCGCAGGTCGGATTGGCGTAATCCCGCGTTGAGTCTGCTTTCGAATGTCGGCGGGCGGGGCGTCGCGGAGCCGTTGGGCCGCAGGTAGTAGGACGAGGATTATAATTATGGATTTTAAGGCTGATATGCTATTTCGCCCTCACTTCAGCAGCAATTGGGACAACAGGTCGAAATGCGGCTCACGCAGGTCGAATTGGAATAATCCCACGTTGAATCTGAATTCGAATATCAGCAGGCAGGGCGTCGCGGATACGGGGGTCACGCTACGAGCTAACCCTACGGCTGAGCATATCGGCCTGGCCGGAGTGCCGAATATACAACAGGGGCCTTGCCTGGGTAGTAGGGCCTCCGAAACTCAGGCGAGGTATTTTATGAAGCGACACGGAAACCTCTGGGAGCAGATCATCACCACTGAAAACATGATGCGTGCATACCGGAGGGCGCGAAAAGGCAAGGGATGGCAGTACAAGGTGAAGAACTTCGAAAAGGACCTTGATGGCAACCTTGAGCGAATCAGGCAGTCCTTGATCAATAAGACCTTCACGACGAGTGAATATCGAGTCAAAGAAGTGTACGAACCGAAGCAGCGTACGATCTATGTGCTGCCATTCGCGCCGGACAGAATCGTGCAGCATGCAGTGATGAATGTGCTCGAGCCGATATGGAATGCCCTCATGATCGAGGATAGCTACGCTTGTCGTCAGGGGAAGGGTCAACACGCGGCCAGCCGAAAGGCTGCTGAGTGGGTGCGCCGGCATCGTTATTGTCTGCAGGCAGATGTGAAGAAGTTCTACCCCTCGATCAACCACGATATCCTCATGGAAGTAGTAAAGCGGAAAATCAAGGATCCGCATGTGCTATGGCTCCTCGAGGATATCATCTACTCTATTCCCGGGGGAAAGAATGTACCGATTGGTAACTACACCTCCCAATGGCTCGGCAATCTATACTTGAACGAGCTCGATATGTTCGTAAAGCACCAACTGGGCGTGAAGGACTATATCCGGTACAACGATGACTTTGTGATTTTCGGCGACCATAAGAGAAAGCTGCATGAATATCGCTGCACCATCCGATCCTTCCTGTCTGAGCAGCTTGACCTCACTATGTCCAAAGACAAGGTGTTCCCCGTTTCCCAGGGTCTTGATTTTGTCGGATATCGGCATTTTCCCCGCAAAATACTGCTGAGGAAAAGTACGGCAAAGCGGGTGAAAAAGAAGATCAAATCACTACCTTACTTGCTGAAAACCGGAAAAATATCTGCGGAGAGCGCACGATCTGTCATTGCATCGACGAAAGGATGGATTCAGTGGGCGAACACTCACAACCTGTCAGTATCTCTACACCTTAACCAGCTGGAGGAGGAAGTAAATGGGTGCTGTGCGTAGATTCAGTGAGTTCGCAACAGATAGCAAGCCACTCGAGGGAGATAAAAAGCGCATTGATGATGTAATCAACTTGGAGATCACCGTCACAGATGCCCGAGTGAAAGAAAGCAAGTACAAAGAGGAGACCGGGCGCAAGCGCTATATGACACTGCAGTTTGAGCAGGAAGGTAGCGAGAAGCCGAATGTGCTGTTTACCGGCTCAGAAGTGCTTATAGG